CCTCCTCATTTTCAACTGGTTGCTCGACAGTGACTTCCACATCTGGACCATCATCTTCACCTAAATCTAAATCTAGTTCTGCTTGTGCTTCTTTTCCACTCATATCTACCTCTTAATAATGTAAAATGTCTTCAGGGTCCATTATTTTTGCTAAAATCTCGTCATCATTTAAAATTCTGACCTCTCCGCCATCTATTTTAAAGCGAGATCCTGCATATCGGGCAAACATTACCCAATCCTTTTCCGCGCACCAAGGGCCCGCTGGAAACTTCTCTGTATCCTTGTAAGCTAGTGATCCTACCTTCAACACATAGCCCACTTGTGTGGAAACCTGTCCTTCTTCTACAAGCTTGTCTGGTAACAAAATACCGCCCTCTGTCTTACCCTTACCTCTGTACGGCAGAATAAGTATTCTCCAGCCTGTAGGCTGCGGCATTCTTTCTATTAAGCTTTGTTCTATTAAGCTAGGGTCTAAAACCCTGTCTTTTGGATCTACATAAGTTCCATTTAATTCTGTGGGTGACGTATCCATCTAAGCTTCCTCTTGTTCCTGCTTATCTAAAAGATTTTTTATTTCACCCTCTAGATAATCTAAAGATTTTAACTCACCCATAAGACCCTTGTAATGTTCCATGTCTTTCACATTATCAAATTCTAACGTCTCTCGAATAAGTTCTCTTCTTTCTTTTATAAGCCTAAATACAGCTTGTGCAAGATAAATCTCATTCATTTATATAAAAACCTCATATTGTTCTATTCTATCGTATATTCTTCTATACGTTCAGGCTTACTTTGACACAAAGGGCATTTATATTCAACAAATTTTATAATTCCTGCAAAAGGCACAGGTTCTTCTATGACATGTTTTTGGAAAACTATCTCGTGAATGTAGCAAATAGGAGGCTTTAACGACATCTTCGTATGCCTTTAACATGTTTTCTGTAAAAATAACTACCAATTTTATTAAAAAACTTAAATAGTTCTAAATTTAATCTAGTCATAAAGGTCATGTTTTCATTGGTTTTTTAGCTGTCTTCTTAGCTTGCGCAAAGTTTTTAGCGGTTGGTGCTCCTTTTGCACCTTTCTTTTTCATCTTCTCGCCACTACCTGCAGCTATTCTTTTTTTCTTGGCATTTATGTTTGCATACAAACTCATTTTTTATTTCCTTTCTTGAGCACAGTTTTTAATGTTTTTGCTTGTTTAGCATGGGATTTACTAGCTTTTTCTAAACCTTTGATAACTTTTTTTATCTTTCTCTTCATTTCTTCATGTTCTCCCTTGCTACACCTTTTGACTTCTCAAAAGATCTCATTCCACCCAATCCTAATAATGAAAGGGTCAAAGTCATAAGTTCACCTGTGTTCAATTCTGGCAACATTACATCAGGAGCCCATATACTTGTTGCCCATTCTGCAAGCGGCATAATAAAAAATGATGTAAAAAGGCCCAGCGCACAAATCCACATAATAGCAGGGCGGGCTCCCGCTACAAAAAGGCTTGGATGTTTTGCCTGAGCCACGTTGGCTTCTATCTGACCCTTTGCCAGCTCCTGCGCATGTTTCTGTGCAATCGTAGCCAAGTCATGTGCCAGTTTATTCTTCTGATCTTTGTCTTCTATAAATTTGCCAAGTAAATTACTTACTGGACCTATTAGTGCTGTTAACATTGTTGTCTCCCTTATGTTCGTGACCCATCCATATACCAAATACACCAGTCATTACACCCATAACCACAGATACAAACGCAGACTGACTAGCTGTTGGTGCGTCTAAATCCATAAACCATTCGGCACATCTCCAGGACATTATTGTACTAGCAAGCATCATAAATCTTGGTAATATTTTCCATCTTAAAAAAGTGTCTACGTTCATTGTAATAATACCTCATTTAAACCAAAGCCCTCTAACAAGACCAAAGTAAAGAATAGTAAAAGAATACCTCCTGCTATTAACTTACCACTGAAGTTAGTAGAGCCGATTTTTATAGCAACAAACTCATTACCTAATATTCTAAGAGATAACTCAAAGCTGTTCTGTCCTACATCTAAATTTACTATTTTCTTTTTTTCTTCAGACATTAGTACACCCTCACTTTCTTTGGGTCTATTTTTGGAACTAGTTTGCACATGCATTGGTATGTGGTTTCTTTGTTTTCTTTCATAATAGTTTGATTATGCAATCGTTTCTTATATGACAAACAATTACTAACATCCTTAAAATAAATCCCGCCTTCTAACTGTGCGCCTAGATAGCAGACGAGCATGAAGGCCGTCACTTCTACAATAGATCCTTATAGTAATCAGAGTTAGGAGCAAATACTTCACCACCGTCTGCCATTTTTGTAGCTTTTACTTTATCTCCGTGACCTTCTCTTATTAAAAACTGTTCAAAGCTCATAGAATCTGAGGCAGGACCATCAAAAAATTCTTTTCTTAATTCCTTCTCACTTCTTTTATCACCTGCTTTAGCCATTTTATTTTCCTTTTTTAGATAATTCTCTAATTGCTTTTGTTCCTTTGGCTGCTTCTATTATACCTCCAGAACCAGACGATATATTAATCTCTCTAATTGCTTTTGTTCCTTTAGAAGCCGAAATAAGAGCTCCTGCTCCTAAATTAACTTTTGAAGTTCCGTTATTTTTAGCCACCTTGACCTCCTTGGTTGTTCTGTTGTTTCAATAACTCACGTTCCATAGACGAATTAATCCTAGCCTGCGCTATACTCTCAGAGCTTTGTATCCGCTTATCAAACTGATCGCCACGCTGCTCTACCTTCTTCTCTTCTAGTCCGAGTTTAGCCCTGTCTATATTAGCGTCATTCTGTTCTGCCTGTGACTTCAGCTGTAGCTCCTGCTCTTTTAACTTTACAAGAGGATCAGGCTGACCTGCACCACTTAACTGACCGCTTAGAGCTTTCAACTGCGACATGCCTTCCGCAACATACTGAGCTGTCTTGGCTTCCATATCAATCATCTGCTCTTCTGATATGGCTTGACCCCCGCCCGTTTGTATCAAATCAACAGCAGCTCTTTCACGAGCCCCTATCTTAACGTGTTCCATTATGTGCTTCTGTAAAGCAACCGCCATCTGAGGAGACTGAGCTACAAGAGGTGTAGAGCCAAAAACCATGTGTGCCATTATATGTGCCTCGTGAGATTGACCCTCAAAAGCCACCAGCTTTATCTGATCCAAAACATCTATGTTTTCTTGAGCAGGATCCTTTGGTACAGCCTCTGGCTCTGGTGTACGTTTCAAAATCCTGTCTATATCTCTTACACCCAAGGCCTCATACATATCCCTGAATATCTCGTACATGTTATGCATATCAGGAGCCGCAGTAGCTAACTGCATCTTGGTCTGCGCTAAAGATATCCTCTGTGCCTGACTGAATACATTCGGATTAGATACAGGTAAAACATCAACCCTATCGTCAAAGTCCTCTCGTCTTATACTGCCATCCACACCCGTGATACTATACGGATACTCATCTGGTAAGAACTCGGACATTACCTTGGATAACAGCTTAAACTCCAGCTTCATCGCATAATGTAATCTTTTGTGTACAGCTGACATGACCCGTGAGCCCTGTTCCAACATCGCTATAGTGGTACCCACAGCTGCCTGCTGATTACCATCACCTACTTTCAAGTCCGTTATGGTAGCGAATCGCTGTCCCGCATCAACTACAAAACCCAACAAACTCATCAAAGTCTGGTCAGGGCCCTTGAACGGCAACGACATTAAACTCGCTTTTATATCACCACCTGGAGCATCTACATCTCTAAACTCCCCAGGCTGTAAAGGCTCGTCATCATCCCTGATCCGTAGACCGCGGGCCTTAAATCCTGCTGGCAAATTCGATAATGTACCCGCATCAATCAACTGCCTCAATGCAGCAGTCGCGGTTCGCGATAAACCACCAATAGTATGTATCAATCCTAATCCATAGAAACCAAAGCCTGGAAGAAACTTATAATGTACAAAATATTGTATCTTTGACTTCTTCTCATCACCTTCTCTGTAATTCCTGCGAATCGCCAGTATCTGGCCATTATCCTGTGATATAGTTACCACATACGGTATCTTAATACCTGTCGGCTCACCATCCTCGCCAGTCTCTTCATAGCCCTCTAAATCCAAGTCAACATGACATTCCAATAACGTACAGTCATAATCAATCTGTGTTGGATACATACCATCAATTCTCTCAAGCTCTTCAGCTACACTACCTGAATCAGCCTGAGCAGGCATAACAGGTATATCCCTGTAAAATCCCGCTACCTGCCTCTTTCTCAAATCATTCAGACTTAACTTCAAAACCTGTGTGATATTAGGGCACGTCTCTAAATCTGTCGTGTTATACGGTACAATCAAATTCTCAGCTGGAACAAACTTACTTACAGCCCGCTCCAAGTTCTCATCATAATATACCTTCTTGAACGTACTACCCGCCAGCGGCAAAAAGAATAACATCTGATCTAACTCAGGCGTATACTCCTCCATCTCGCAAGTAATATAATAGTTCATAAACTCCTTTACACGTTGAGCTTGGTCCTCTTTCTCAGGAGTACTAGATCCAAGCACTGTTGTTCGCACGGGTCCAGTTGGCGGCAACAATTCATTAAACGCTTGAGCTTGGAACTGCGTGGCTGACTCGGCAAGCAAGGGGTGCGTGACACCGCTCGCGCCTCTAAAGGGCTGTGATCGTTCTTCGTAACTAAATCCCAACAACTCCAAACCGTTAGCGAAAGCATCTTCCCACTCCTGTCTACCACTCTTGTTTTCATCAAACTCTCCCGTCAGCTCACTGGCTATCCTACCCAATAAAGCATCAGGCATCTCTTCAGCTAAGTTGGCAGAAAACTCTTCAGTCGTGCCTCGTTGATCCTGTGGCTCAAAATCAACGACAACACTTCCATCATCTTCTTCCATAATCTCTACATTCTCTGGCACAGGTCCCATGTCAAGACTGTCAGGTATCTCCACCTCTACTTCAGCCGCTAACTCATCCTCGTCTATCTGAGACGGGACATTTTCCATCATGCTGCCTATCGGTTCTCTTGCCATGTAATTCTCCTTTTAGGTACTATACCATGAATTTTATAAAAGGTTCAATACCTTGTGGTCCGCGGGTCATGTTCACCGCTTTGTCTTT